GTTTGTCCCAGAAACAAAATCCTGAGTAGCTATGTATGATGACTCAAGATTAATGGCAACATCGTTCAGCAGATATTGAGTTGTTGGGAGCCAATCTCCGCGCCACCTAATGCCCCCATTAAATATAATCCAGAGACCGGCTGCTAGATCCGTTGCGAATACGCTAGATGTGTTTGTTGTTACGCAAGAGTAAGTGTTGCCACCATAAACAACAATATCATAAGGCAGGTAAGATGTTGCGGTAGTCCAAGCACCACGCTGGCGTAGGCCAGATACAAAAATAGCCCACTTCCCAGCACTTAGATCTGTTGCAAAGGTTCCAGATGTGTTCTGAATCTGACAAGCGTATGAGTTAGCTCCTTGCTGAACAAGGTCATTTACATAATACAATGTGGCTGTAGCCCACGCGCCCCTATTCTCGAACCCTTGAACAAATAGATCCCAGTAAGCAGTGTTGGTTGGGAGATTCCCTGTAGAGTTTGCTGTTGCAACATAAAGATTCGCTCCGTAAGCAACTATGTCACCCGGGACGTATGCGGCTACTCCGCTGTACACTCCTTGAGGGGAGATGCCTTGCACAAAAGAATCCCAAAAGACTGTATTTGTAGGCAAATTCCCACTGGTTGTTTGTGTTGCTATATAAGCAGAGGGGCCGTATGTGACGACATCGTTTGCTTGATACGTCGTTACCGGGTTGTAAATACCCTCATACTGGATACCCTCAACAAACTGCGACCATATCAGAGGGAACAGGTCAGGCTGCTTATTGAAATTGTCTACTAAAGATACGTAGACGGTTGACCCGTAGGCAACCGCATCGCCAATCGAATACTGAACTGATGGGGACCAAGAGCCAACAAAATTAATCCCCTCTACCATTAGCGCCCAATACAGCGTATTGGTCGGGACATTCCCAATAGTTCTTACTACGCTGGTATATACGTAGACGTTTCCGCCATATCTGATAACATCATTAAGCTCATATTCCGTTAAAGCAGAATAATCCCCAGCCCAGTAAAACCGTAATTTTCCTAAATCAACAACTGTTGTCATATGAATACCATCTCTAAATGACCCTTAGTTCCCCACCGGAACTGGTAAGTGTCGGTTGACCATATCCAGTTTACATACTCATTAGGCCCAACTATGTATTCTGGCTCCGGCAGCGACACAGTATCGCCGCCATTAATAATATCTACGTTTAAATCACCTGTAGCTTGGATTAATCTAAATCCATAAAAGGTTTTTCTTGCTAAGTCATTGCCAACATGGAATCCAGCCATTAGACCCCCTCTAAAACAGAAACCAAAATATCAAAGCCATTTACAAGAGCTGTAGAGGCAACTAATAAATCCCCCGCCTCCAGAACTATCTTGTTACCCTTCATTAGTTCCGCTGTCTCACCGGGGCCAACCCGAAACTGTTTCAAAATATATGTATTATTAGAACCTCTTTTATGCTCTACGTCAATAGGGAGTTCGCTTTGGTATATGTTGCAAGCGTTCAGCCCAATTACAACGGTTCCAGCAATTGCCGTATATATCGTTGTTTCAGCCGTTCCTAAATTTCTTGTCGCAGTGCTTTTAAATGTAGACATATTATCCTAGGGCAATCGCATAGAGTATGGCTGACCCGGCTGGGTCATATACCAAAGATCCGTCTGCGTTATTATAAACAGCCCTTTCAGACGGCAGTGTACAGAAAATATCTTTGAGACCTGCGGGGAAATTGACTATCGCCCCACTGTTAGAACTTGAGAATATAACGTTTCTTATAAAAGTAGACGGGCTTACGTATGTGCCTACTCCAACTTCCCAGTCAGCGGTTCCTTGGCCTGCAATGCAGTAATAGGTTACATTCCCATTCCCTATTGCAGAGAACGCCTGATACCCAACCGCTGGACCACCAAGCGTAACATTGCCTGTACCAGTAGTAGAGGTTGCCTCTTTGACCCTATCAGCTACTATAAGTGCCATATGCGCCTATTCTGGCTGAGTTTTTATCAGGTTCCAATCGGACTCATCTGAAGTGTTTATTGTACTCCAATCAGAGCTTTCGGAAGTGTTTATTGTATTCCAACCGGCCTCTCCTGTAGCGCTTATGTTGCTCCACTGAGCGACTTCCGCCGTATTTATTACCCCCCAGTCAGTGAGCTCGAAATCGTTAATTATCTCCCAGAGAAGCCTTCTGGTAAGAGAATCTGATGCATTAGCGAACTCTTCAACTAGGGCTATAAAATAAGCGGCAGCGGCATCTGCATCCGCCGCATGAATATTCTCTTGTATTCCGCAGTGAAAGTCAGCCATGCTCGCAACAGCATCAGAAGCAGTGGCACTCTCACCGACAAATATATTGAGATAAGCTATAGCGCCTACAGAATCAACCCCAACGGCAGACTCCTGTATATCGCCGCCAACCTCATAAGCAGCAGACGCGGTGTCTGAAATCAAGGTAAACTCATTTACTGAAACAGGGTAAGCCATGGTAGAGGAGGATTCATCTAGCCCAACAACAACCTCCTGCAGTGCCAAATCATATTCCATCCCTGCAACTATCTGATCTTCCGCGATCACCTGCTCAACAATAATGCTATGCAAATCCGCTATCGTCGTTACTTGGTCAGCGCTAACAGCAGACTCTAAGATGTTTACTACAAAAGCCCCCGCCTGTGCCTTGGTTTGTTCAGATGCTACAGCGTATTCTTGTACTAACCCAAGCAACCCCACGAATGAATATGTTTGGTCAGAAGCGGCAATGTTTTCTTCTACGGCTGAGTTTAGATTGACCGCCACAAAACCTGCATCTACTGCAGTGGCTGACTCGTTTATTACGGACGCCCCAGCAGATGGAGCGCCTAAGACAGAATCGAGTACAACAGCGCTTTCTTGTATCAGCCTATTGAATATTGTTCCGGGCAGGGACGCAAAGGGCGCTGCTGCGAACGGTGAGATTCCAAACACATTACGCTTCGGTTAAAGCAAGCTCTGGGAACCATCGGCTTTGCGAAACTCCATCAGCATCAGTCCAATCTATCAGATAGAAGAATTCTCCATCTTCGGTCATACGTAAAGCCTGTACTGGACCCTGAGGAATTACTGCTTGCGCTTTTACGTTCTGACCCTTAATGAATTTGGTTGCCATTTTTATATCTCCTTATACAGCGTCAAGGCTAAATGTGTAGGTAACATTCAAAGTATCGCCAGCAACTACAGCACGATCACCGGGGGCTTGGAAGTCAGAAGCTGAGAATAAAATACCTGACGTACCGGTAGGTACTGAGGTCAAGAAAGCGCCAGCAACAGTTCCGCCGGGAGCTGTAATACTAAAAGCACTTGGCGAGGCTGCGTTATCTATTACCGATGGGTCGGCAAGAGTTGCTGCGCCAAAGACCACCGCTTTACGAGCACCTGTGTAATCCGTGTACTCAGTCCAGCCAGCATGAGAAGCCAAGGTGTCACCTGCAGCAATGGTTGTACCCGAACCCGGACCAGTAACCAGACCTAGATACCAAACTGCGCTATACACAACCCCAGTGAAGTACTTGTCATTCATGTCTTTAAGACCTTGGTTGACAACCAGATTTGGGTTCTTTTCTTCCCACTTTAGTTTGCTGTCTTTGTCAAAACACTGGATTGTGAACACACCAGCGCCGCCAGCAGCAGAAATAGTGCTGTTGCCTAGCAGAACGCTCGCGCCTACTTTATCTATAGATTTTGCTTTATTTGTAATCACTTAAATCTCCGTTAAGAAAGCCTAATAATTGCGGTTGTTGCTGTCGCGGTTGGAAACTCTATCGGGAATGTTAAGGTTGCGGTCTTATCTGAGCCAAAATTTAACACGGCAACTGCAGCCCCTGTTGTGCTGTTGTATATTAACGCCCCGGATGCAGTAAACTGGGCGGGGTCCCAAAGCACATTGGCAAATGTTACATATGCCGTACCACTGCTACTAGCGGGAACCGCTGGAGCTAAAACTTTACCCCCTGCCACGTACCCAGTCCCAGTAATTTCTCCATCCGTTGTATAAGCAAGTGTGTCTGCGTTTAACGGCGCTGTCACAGTATACAAAGCAATTTTGTATGTGTAAATCGTACCGGTATTAAAGTCCTCTAACCCACTTAGCAGGTTAGTTTTAAACACCGTACATAATGTCTGGGATAGTGCCACTTAGTACCTCTATTATGTTACAGATATTCGGGCTTGCCCAGATCGGTAGGCATCTTGTCTTTCCATGCCATCACCCAGACGTTTAGCCATTGCTAATGCTTCATCGTATCTTTTCTGGTACGTAGCCAATACTTCAGGTTCTTCCTTCATATAGGCAACAGCTTCAAGCAATGACCCGTACAACAGTACTGGATCAAAGTTATCCCCAAGCCATGAAGTCCCCGCAGTTACAATTGATTCTGGGTAGTAGTAGTAGTGCATCTCTACGTCATACGCCGAATCAGGAGTTGGCCCAAGAAGGAAGGTCAACTCATTTGTTACAACGGCTGGATCTGTATTTGTTGTCGTAGGCCCAAACAGAGCGTAATGCGTAGGCTTACCTGTATTAGCTGGGTTAGGGAACGCCTCTCTAATAAAGTTAACGTCCTTGTTTAGCAGGAAGTAATATACCCCGGCTGCGTCTATCACCGCCATTGAGTAAACCGCTAGAAAATCTGAGGGGGCTGATAAGTACTTATTACTATTTGTTAAAACCCCAGTTACATTCTTCCTAAGCGATGGAAACTGAACAGAGTTGTATATCCGTTCTTCAGCGTTCCTAACAAACGTAGCAATCTGATCCGCCGTAGTAAACGTCGAGATCGTCTCTGGGAATGTGTTTTCACAGTATCCCTTGATTGTTAAAGAAAGCTCAGCGTAATTCATTACTTACCGACTTTTAACCTAGCGTGGCTCTTGCCTTTAGTAGCTGCACCAGTACCACGAGTCTTTTCAGTCTGGGTGTTAGCCACGTTATTAGGGTAGCTGCTGTTCTTAAGGTCTACGCTATATGGCTTTGGCTGGGTATACTTCTCGCAAGGATTAGCTGTATCCCCGGGGAAAAAGTTAAATTCACTCATTCTATACTCCTTAGATACCGCGTTTAGGGGCGCATACAGGTACTTTACGCACTGGTTTCTTCTGGTTAGCTACTTTAGCTAGGCCGCGACCTAGTTGTTTCATTTGCTCGTTAGTCTTTCCGCCTTTAGCCATGATATGCTCCTTTAGGTTACTAATATAGTTACTGTTCCAACCGCGCCAACCGATATTAGATCATTGTTAACATTCGGTAAGTTTAGCACATTATTTAATCCCACTGGGTTCCACCCCCACTGAGTTATACGACTACCTAGACTCTGTATTCCATTAGCCATAGGATCAGCAAGCTCTGCTGGGGTAGGACTAACAAGCTGATCTATCTGTAACCCAGTACTACCTGCTGCATAATAACTTAAATCTGGTCTTGGATTACGCACCGCTTGAGGATCAGATACAGGGTACAGCCCTAGAGACAACTGCGGCTGATCTGGCTCCCAACAGTTACCACAGACTAGAATATTTACGTTCTTAGTCTTAATTATTAGTCGTCTTAACTCTTTTAACTTGTACCTAAACCCGCACCGATCACACTCGGATATACTATTTTTGCCTGATGAATACTTAGAAGGCATGTACCCGCCTAGTAATTAAACGATTGCCGAGGCACGAACCTTATCGGAGCCTTCTCACGATCTTCATCCGAAGCTAACATCCATTGCTCATCGTACATTGCTTTAAGCATCTGAAGCCTTTCCATGCCATTAGGCAACTTCATCGCTAACTGAACTGCAAGCCCAGCAACAAGTGCCGGTAGTAGTCTGAACGGAATATCTTGGGTTGTATTACCATCACCCGCATCCTGCATCCTACGTAGTCTCCAGTACACAAACGTGTAAGGACCACCGCCATCACCCGTAGGCCAGACGTTTATATTTGGTAAGTTGATACTTGTTACCGATGCAGCGTTGTTATGTGCCGCTGCTGTAGTCCCGTTCTGTGCCCGGAAGCAATACTGTAACTGGTTTCCAACGATGTTCTGGTACGTAATAGTCTCTGAATCAATATTGATAAACCCAACTGAGGGGAGACTAGCGGCAGATGTTACGTTGATTGTTGTGGCAGTTGCTGTTATTGCTGCTGACAACGTAGTATTTGCAGTAGACCTAGGTACCCCAGTCTGTCTGTTGACCCAAACTTGTATCGGGCGACCACTAGCGTTCTTGTTAGGCAGGGTTGAGTACGTAGACTCTGAGATACGGCTGATATTAATATCTTGCTGGTTAGATGCAGTGCCCGTCCGAATTACATGGTCTAGTAAATCTACCGTGTCTGTGGGAATTGCATAGGATATTTGCCCAGTTGTAAGAGTTATCTGGCCCTGTTCAATCGTCCACAGGTTAATCCCACGGTTAGCCCATTCAAGCATTAGTAGATTCAAAGACCTACGTGCAGTACGCATATCGTAACCACTACGTAGTTCAGCGCCACATCTCTCGAATGCCTCTTCTACGATATTATTAAGGTCAAGATTAAATGTTGTAACGCTCGAAGTGGTCATTTAAAGCCTTTCAGAGTTTCAGCCAACCTTGCTCTTTGGCCTAGTTTACCCGGGGCTTTAGACGCTTTAGCTAACTTACTAGCTGGGATAGTATCCCCTGACTTAACACCTAGTGACTTACGTAGCGACCCGGGTTTCTTGATAGCATCCTTAATCCAACCGCCCTTCTTACCTGTAGGCATCTTGGACTTCATGATGTCACCCATACCCCGGGACGGCCTCATTATAGGGTCTTACCCTTGGTCTTACCTTTCTTAGCCACGCCATCAGCAGCGCGAACAAATCCACCTTTAGCCATCATTACTACACCTTTAGTCTTACCTTGTTTAGCTGCGCCATCTGCACGGCTAGAAGCCGATCCACCTTTGTTCATTCCCATAGGTTCCTTTGATTCTTTTTTAGCGTACATAGTCGGAGTTACTTTCCCTGTGGCAAGTTTCTTAGCCAATCCCTTCATACCGGGTTCTTCTTTGTGTCCTTCTGCCTTCTCACCCTTTACAAACTGGGCTGGAGTAATCTTTTTCTTAGCCACGGCCTTAGCTTCACCAAATTCTTCTTTGTAAGTCTCTTTACCACCAAATAGATTCTTAGCCATTATAGAGTCCGTCCCTTGGTTCTACCACGTTGAGCCGCGCCATCAGCACGACGAGAAGCTGAAGAAACTGTACCGCCTTTCTTGTATCCAGCCGTTTCCATCATAGCCTTATTGGGCTCGTCCAGTTCCATAGTAGAAATTGCCTTATTAAAAGGCTTAAGCACCTTGCGTTGTAAGTCAGGTCCGAGTACTGCTCCGTACCCCAAACTCTGTAAGATGCCTGTATCCATTATAGGGTACGTCCCTTGGTTCTACCACGTTGAGCCGCGCCATCAGCACGACGAGAAGCTGAAGATTTAACTAAACCACCCTTAGCCTTTTTTTGGGGGGAACCCACCCCAAGTGATTTATTAAAGTTGCTAGGTACAACCATACTATTACCGTGCCCCATCGTATCCTTAGTGGTCATCTTTAGCCCACGAGCTTCTTCTTCCTTCCTAATCCTCGCATCTTTTGCCTCTTGTATCGCTTGCCTTTCAGCTTCGGTAGGTTTTTTGGTTTCTTTTGCAAGCCCCTGAATGGTTATGTTATCGCCTTCACGAGTTGTATTAAGCCCATTCTTTTTAAACGATTTCTCTAGCGCATCAAACATATTTTGATCCCCTTATCCGTAGAAGACCACTACAGAAGTTGTATTAGATACAGTTCCGTGAAGGTTTGTGCCTACTAAAATCCCTTCCCCGGGCATAATGATGTAGTTTGAGCCACTAGCAGTAGAAGCGGGTGTATTCATGGTTAGCAGTATTGGCCCACCTGATCCACCGTCTCTAAACGTAACTGATCCTGCAGTAGCGCCACTTACAAAATACAACCCTTTTATACGCAACCTAGTTAAATTATTAGGACTAGCAGCGTTATCAGTAACCTGACCTGTAGTGACTAGCGGGGCCGACGCTAAAATATCATATTGCATTATTACCCCCCTAAAATTAAGTTGCAGAAATCGCCGTACCTGCTGGTGAAACCCAAATTGTACCGTTGCCCACAGCTATGCAAGCAGCGCCAGCCAGCCCGTTTGATACATAAATAATCTTACCAATTGGTTTTGTAGCTAGGGCATTTGCTGTAGATACTGTATACGCTGGAAGGGTAACTGAACCAGTTACGTTGCCCGTTGTGCTGCCTGTGACGTTACCAATAAAACCGTTTGTAGACGTGACTGGGCCGGAGAATGTAGTTGATGCCATGATTGGATTCCTTTTGTGTTATAGCACATATGCCCATACAGTCTCTATAACGTCTGCCAAGCCAGTCTGTATGAGTCGGGGTTCTTGGTTAGTATGTTTTTACCACTTCTAAACATAGCTGTCAAGAAAAAGAAAAGGGGGCCGAAGCCCCCTAATCCATTGTTACTTATTACTACTTATGCACCTGCTGATCCAAACATTCCAAGCGGATCCGACCACCCAAAACTGTAACGCTCACGAGCCTTGTATCTTACGTTACCAGTATCGAAATCGCCATCCATCGAGGTACCTAGTGGGGCGCGAATGAAGTGCTTCAGGCCGTTAGGGACATCGGTAGTCAAGAACCAAGCATTGGTGTCGGTCAAGAAGTGATTGATACAGTAACCTTCAGGAATCGAACCATTGTTCTTCAAGGCATTGATGTCGTTGTCGGCAGTGCTAACACGCAGTTCTGTTTCCAGAAGACGGGTTGCAACGAACATAAGTGCAGGAGGAACAACTAGCTTGCGTGGCTTAGCAGCGATCAACAGACCACGCTCATCAGTCCAAGCAGCGATTTGAATAACAGCGGCTTCCAAAGAAGTCTCGTTCAAATCGGCAGGGGTTGAAGGTTGGTTAGCATTGACGCCACCAGAAACCAATGGATGTGAAGAAGAGAACAATGCAACTCCATCACCACCAATGTAACTGGCGCTAAATCCGTTGTTCAGGACCGCAGCAGCTTTGGTTTCTTTGGTGTAGCTCATAGCACGAGCCAGACCTTTGGTATAACGTGAGGACAAAGTATCGTAGAGGTTATCTTCGATTGCTTCTTCCGTCAGCGAAAAGCCAAGGGCGATGGTTTCATGGTTGTAACGTGAAGTCCAAGCCTCTTGAGCATTGTCGTAAGCGATGGCTGAGCCTTCGTTCTTGACTGGTGCTGCAGAGAACATCGACAACTTGGTTTCTTCTTCAAATGAACGCTCAGAGGTCTCAGTTTCGTAGATCTCTTTGTGTTCTGCGCCGTATCGCTCATATTCGTTACCGAACAATACATTCAGCCCCGGAAGGAGCTCTTTAAGCATCTGTGCACGTGAAATAGCCATTTAATTGCTCCTTTTAGGCGTAAGCCAGACCAGTGGCGTTGTTATACTGATGAATACCAAAGTTGATCTTAACGATCAATTCTGAGTAGGTCGTTGGTGTTGGTGATGTTTCAGGAACAAGGTCAATAACACGTATTGGGAACGTGCTAGTAACCGCAGGTGAAGTGCTCAACACTGAATACGATGAGTTACCTGTGGTTGTGCTTCCAGCAGTTGCCAAAATTGACATGTTAGTGTCAAGTGCATTTTGCGTAACCGTTGCCATTACTACACCACTTGAGCAAACTGCTACTTTGAACAGGGTGTCAGGATCATCTGCAACAATCGCATAGATCTTGGTGCCTGAAACAACAGTTTGTGATGCTGGGTAGTACTGCGAACGAGTAGGCGTACCATTTGCTGCGGTATAGAAACATCCCAAGAACACGCCAACAGGTGTGTTAGCAG